CTCAAAAAATTCAAATCAAAAGACACTGAAGCAACTCTTTATGGAACAGCAGTACACAAAGCCTTTGAAGACTACATCAAAGACGGCACCCCACTACCTGCAAATTTTGCGCACTACAAGCCATTCGTGGAACCTCTCGCTGCCCACCCGGGCGACATCCGATGCGAAGAGCGAATGGCAATCCGAGTCGATTTCAGCCCATGCGGATTCTTTGACCCGGACGTGTGGTTTCGAGGAATCCCTGACTACCTAGCCATAAGCAAGTCCGGCAAAACCGCGCTTGTGGGTGACTACAAGACTGGCAAGTCCAGCCGGTACGCCGACACCGCACAGCTTGAACTCATGGCCGCTATGGTTATGCTGCACCATCCGACCGTTCAGAAGGTCAAAGGTGCGTTGCTGTTTGTGGTGGTTGGCGACATTATCAAAGCTGAGTACACTCGTACGCAGCTCCCCGAGATTCTGTCCAAGTGGGCAGGCAGAGCCGGGGCTATCGAGAAGGCCGTTGATGTGGGTGTGTGGAACCCCCGGCCAAGCGCACTGTGCAAATTCTGCCCCGTCAGTACATGCGAGCATCATCATGGCTAAACCACGCGACTACGCTGCCGAGTACGCCAAGTACCAAGGCAAGCCCGAACAGATCAAAAACCGCTCGGCCCGCAACACGGCGCGGCGCGAATTTGAAAAAGCCAACGGCGACATGCCGTCCACCACGGACGTAGACCACAAGAAGGCGATGTCCAAGGGCGGCAAGTCCAAACTGTCTAACCTGCGGGCAGTGCCGCAGTCAGAAAACACCAGCTTCTCCCGCACCAAAACAGGTGCAATGAAGTCGCAAATTTCCAAGCGCGAGCGCAAGAAATAAGGTACGATTTGCGTGTCGGTTTGACACCCGACGTCATGAGGTTTCTCCTGAGTGTTTGGCCCGGTAGTTCGCTACCGGGCCACTTTTTCCGTCCGTCAATTTTTTCTATTCAACATTTATGCAAGTCATCGAAGACAGAGCGTTACTGTTCAACACGCGCAAAGCAGAGCAAATCACTGCGATTATCCCGAAAAGTAAAGTCGTTGCAAGCAACGGCGACGTTGACCAACTGCTGGTCAACTGGGGTTTTGACGAGGTGCAACTCCTGCGCAACATGGGCATCAAGGACGTTCCTAGCCCCATACGAGGCCGATACAAGTGGCCGGGTATGTTCACTCCATTCGACCATCAACGCACCACAGCAGACTTCCTAACGCTGCACCCGCGATGCTTCGTGTTCAACGAGGCCGGCACAGGCAAGACCTCTGCTGCTGCATGGGCTGCTGACTACCTCATGACACAAGGTAAGGTCAAGCGCGTGTTGATTGTGTGCCCCGTGTCCATCATGGAAACTGCGTGGCGCTCGGACTTGTTCAAGACGGTGATGCACCGCACTGTGGCGATTGCGCAAGGCACAAGAACCCAGCGGCAGGCAGTCGTGGCGGGGAAGTACGAGTTCGTCATCATCAACTTCGACGGCGTGAAAGTCGTTACAAACGAGCTGATTAACGGGGGCTTCGATCTCATCATTGTGGACGAGGCCAACGCCATCAAGACCGTGCAGACAGAACGCTGGAAGTGCTTGGCCGCGCTTGTCAAGCCCAGTACCCGGCTGTGGATGATGACCGGCACACCAGCATCGCAGTCTCCGCTTGATGCGTATGGCTTGGCCAAGCTTGTGAACCCTGACGCAGTGCCTAAGTTCTTCGGTGCGTTCCGTGACCGCGTGATGATCAAGCTCTCGCAGTACCGATGGGCCCCACGGCAAGATGCGCAAGCCATCGTGCATCAGGTTTTGCAACCAGCCATACGGTTTACCAAAGAGGAATGTCTCGACCTGCCGGACATGCTGTACTCAACGCGTGATGTGCCGTTGACGCCACAACAGACCAAGTATTACGACGCGATTCGCAAGCAGATGGCGGTCATCGCAGCAGGCGCAGAAGTCACGGCCGTCAACGCAGCATCCATGCTGAACAAGCTCCTGCAAATCTCCCAAGGCGCTGTGTACACGGACGACAGAGATGTGGTTGAGTTCGATGTGGACAACCGCGTGAACGAGTTGCTCGACGTGATTGCTGGCACCAATGAAAAGGTGCTGGTGTTCGTACCGTATCGGCACACGCTGGAGATGCTAAACGACCGCGTTATCAAGGCGGGCTACACTACGGCAACCATCCACGGCGGCGTGGCTGCGAACAAGCGAGCGGAGATTATCAAGGAGTTCCAAACCGAGGATGACCCTCGCGTTCTTATCATGGTGCCGCAAGCAACGGCACACGGGATTACCCTAACTAGGGCTAATCAAGTGGTGTGGTGGGGTCCAGTAAGCTCCACTGAAATCTACATTCAAGCCAACGCACGAGCGCACCGCGCAGGACAGAAAAATTGCGTTACAGTCACGCACTTGCAGGGGAGTCCCGTCGAGCGCCGCATGTACACCATGCTCCAGAACAAAGTCGATCTGCACCAAGCGCTCGTTGATTTATACAAACAAGTGCTTGACGAGAAGATTTGACAGTGTATAATTCAAGTTCGTTCAACATAAATCAAAAGCAAAGTCATTATGGATGCAAACACACTGGTAAAGGTCTACGTCAAAATTCGTGACGCCAAGGCCGCAAAAACTAAAGAGATGGAAGCTGAGATTGCCGCGCTTGACGAGCAGCTTGGCATCATCGAAACTGAGCTGCTGGAGCTGTGCAAGAACACAGGTCAAGACGGCGGCAAGACACAATTCGGATCGTTTCGGCGGTCCGTCAAGACGCGGTACTGGACCTCTGATTGGGACAGCATGTATCGCTTCATCAAAGAGCACGATGCGCCAGAACTTCTGGAGCGCCGCGTAAGTCAGACAACCTTCAAGGAATTCTTGCAGGCCAACCCTGACAAATTACCCGAGGGTATGAACGTAGACTCCCGCTACGCCATTACCGTCACTCGGGCACGTTAAATCAACCAAGGAAATCAACATGAGTAACATGACACTTTTCAAATCCGGCTCCGTTATCCCCGACTACCTGCGTGAAGCAACCGACTCAACTACCAAAGACATCGCGGGCTCGTCCGGCGGTAAACAAATCTCCATCAAGGGAGGCGTATGGCGCATGGTGGTCGGCGGTGAGGAAGTCGCGAAGAACGAAGATCGCTCCATGAACATCGTGGTGATCTCGGCCGGTAAAGGTGTGTCCCGCACGTTCTATGCGGACAAGTACGAAGAAGGCAAAGACATCAAGCCAGCATGCTGGTCCGCCGAAGGCGTCGTGCCCAACGAAGAAGTGCCAGAGCCACAAGGCAAAACCTGCGCTACCTGCCCTCAGAACATCGAAGGCTCTGGTGAAGGCAAGTCCCGCGCCTGCCGTTACAGCAAGCGTTTGGCTGTAGCTTTGGAGAACGATATCGCTGGCAACATCTACCGCCTGTCGGTGCCCGCCAAGTCTTACTTCGGCAAGATCGACGGCGACAAGATGCCCCTGCAAGCGTATGGCAAGTTCTTGTCTGGTCACGGTATCCCAATCACAGGCGTTGTGACCGAAGCCCGCTTCGACACTGCCGAGGCTGTGCCTGTGCTGAAGTTCCGCGCCGTGCGTCCGCTGGAGCGTAGCGAGTGGGAGTTGGCCAAGGCTCAGAGCCAGACCGAAGACGCGATGATGGCTGTTGAGTTCAAGATGGTGCCAAGCAAGCCCCAGCTCGCACTGCCCGCTGCGTTTGCAAACGCGGACATTCCCGCCAAGGAAGAAACCACTGGTGCGGAAGTCGCTGAGCCGGTCAAGCGCGCGGCCAAGCCAAAGGCAGAAATAGCCCCCGCGTCCGCTAAGAACGTGAAGGATGTGCTGGAGTCATGGGCGACAGACGACGATGAGTAACAGAGCCCGGGGGTATGACTCCCTCTTCATCCGCAAGGTAGCAGAAGCCGACCACCTACCAGCTGTACTGCAGCTGGCTGGGCTGTGCATCGAGAAGAACATCCCCGTCACGGAAGTGGCGGAGTTGCTTGGTGTGACGCGTGCAACTTTCTACAACTGGATGACGGGGAAGACTACACCAAACCCTCGGTCTCTGGCGCTGATTCCAAAGATTACAACGCGCTTGTCCAAGCGTAAGTGATCGCGCCCAGTGGGGCGGCAGGTTGTCCTGCCGCCCCTTTTTTATCCCAGTTACCCGCGAGGTTTTGTGACTGATTTTCTCGACTCCGTTTTGCCCGTACAGGGCACATACTGCACGGTGGGAATACGGTCCGGTGTAGTCAAGCAATCGTTCCAAGCCACGATTGCTGACGTTGATGCTATTGGAAGTGGACTTGATGCTTCAGGTGTAGATGCGTATTTTGCGCTGGCTACATTCAATGACGACTCAAGCCGCAAGGTTGACAATGCTGCGTTCCTACGCGCGTTCTTTCTCGACCTTGACTGCGGCACAGGTAAGCCCTACGCAGACCAGCCCGCTGCTGCGCAGGCACTCTCCATATTCGTTAAAGACACCGGGCTCCCTAGCCCCACAGTGGTCAGTTCAGGCGGTGGCCTGCACGTATATTGGCCCCTCACAGAAGACGTGGCTGTATCCGATTGGATGCCCCACGCAAAATCACTCAAGCGGTTGTGTGTCCAGCACAACCTACACGCAGACCCTGCGGTGACTGCGGATGCAGCGCGCATCCTGCGCATCCCCGGTACGCACAACTTCAAAAACGGCCAGCGCCGCCCGGTGCAGATCATGACGCAAGGTCAGTCGACTGATCTTAAATTGTTCGTTGCGCTCCTGCCCCATGCCCCCGTTGACCTGTCAGCGGCCAAGCAGTACGGCATGGACTCCTCGACCCGTGAGATCGCTGGCGGTGATTTCCCCAAGTGCATGTTCTCCCGCGTTGCCACACGCAGTATCAACGGCACCGGCTGCAACCAAATCAAGCACGCGTTGCTGAACTCCGCCACGCTTGAGGAGCCCTTGTGGCGTGCCGCGCTGTCGATTGCGGTTCGCTGTGAGGACGGTACGTCCGCCATCCACAAACTGTCCAAAGCCCACCCCGGCTACACGGCCGAGAACACCGAAGCCAAAGCAGCCGAGACTAAGGGCCCATACACCTGCCAGTGGTACAAAGACAACTATCACGAGGGCTGTCGCGGTTGTACGCAGATGGTCAGCAGTCCCATCCTGATTGGCAAAGTTGTTGAGGAAGCTCAGGTCACGGACGATCAGTACGTGGTTGAGAAAGAAGAGGATGCCGAGTCCCCGGCGATGGCGCTGACAATACCAGCGTACCCCTTCCCATACTTCCGGGGTGCCAACGGCGGCGTGTTCCGCAGGGACCGCAACAAGGACGGCGACGACATTGAGGTTGAAATTTACCCGGACGACCTGTATCTTACAGAGCGCTTCTACGACTCCGATGAGACTGGTTCGGGAGACGGCGAGATGGTCGGCATCAACCTGCACATGCGCAAGGACGGTGTGCGTCGCTTTTTTGCTCCAGTCACCGCACTCTTTGCCACGGACAAGCTGCGCGACCTGCTGGTGCGCAACGGGGTCATTGCTTACGGTAAAAGATTGGAACTTCTCATGGCTTACTTTGCTTCTGCAATTCGCAAACTGCAATCCCAATACGCGGCAAACCGCACCCGCAACCAGATGGGGTGGACACCAGACATGCTGGGCTTCGTGCTCGGTGAAGTGGAATACACCGCCAACGGCGTGAAGCTGGCACCTCCTGCCAGCGGTACGCGAGAACTGGCGGCGCACTTCAAACCCACTGGCTCACTCGACGAGTGGAAAACGATTGCCAACTTCTACGACCGTGAAGGGCTGGAGCCGCATGCGCTGGCGCTGTTCTTTGGCTTTGGGTCACCACTGCTGAAACTCATGGGCGGTAACGCGGTCAAGGGCGCAATGGTTCACCTCAAGCACAACGGGTCGGGCTCGGGCAAGACCACAGCGCAGATGGTGGCCAACTCGATCTTCGGGCACCCGGAAGACCTGCTTATGAAGAAGGAGGACTCATACGCCTCCAAGATGCACAGGCTCGGCATGATGAACAGCTTGATCTACACGGTCGACGAGATCACCAACGAGAAAGCGGAAATCTTGTCTGACATGGCCTACGGGTTCACGTCCGGCCGAGGCAAACACCGCATGGAATCGCAGACTAACAAGATGCGGGCGAACCACACAACATGGTGCAACATCACGCTGACCTCGGGCAACGCTTCCGCAACTGACGTGCTGCAACAGTACAAGAGCACCGCTGACGGTGAGCTGCGCCGTGTGTTGGAGATTGCAGTGCCCAAGTACACCGGGGCCAGCAAGCAAGAGATTGACGCGGTCTTCTCCAAGCTGAGCACCAACTTTGGCGTGGCGGGGCCAATCTACATTGAGTACGTGCTGACGCACACGGAGGAGGTCAAAGCTCTGCTGGCCAAGATGCAGGCCAAGATTGACGGCTCGTTGAAGCTAGATCAGGCTGACCGTTTCTATTCTTCCATCCTGACATGTGCGTTCGTGGGGGCCCTGATAGCTCAGCGCCTCGGCCTGCACGACATCACAATCAACCGCGTGTACACCTTCGGGTTGGCACTGGTGGAACAGAATCGGGCTTCTGCTAGGGCGGACGTTGGGGACGCCACAGTTGTGGCTCAGGAAACTTTGGCAGCGTTCATCAACGAGAACGTCAACAACGCGCTGGTAGCGCCAATGATCTCCGTTAACGGCCTACCGGAACGCCCAGCGATATCCCCCAAAGGCCAGCTGCGTATGCGGTATGACCCGGTGACTCACGAGCTGGCCATCTCCGTGCCGGAGTTCCGTAAGTTCTTTGCTTCCCGTCAAGTGGATGTGAAGGACAGCATTGCGCGGTTGAACGCAATCAACTTCATGAAGCACGATGGCAAATCCCATCCCGTGCGGTTGAGTTCGGGAGCAGTGGGCGGCTTGAGCGGTATCCCAATTCGTTGCTACGTGTTTGATGGCGCGGCGATTGGCATTGATGCGACGATCTTCAACGCCACCTAAACCGGCGGCGGATGTGCGGCAGGTCACCCTTCACGGGGTGGACTACTTCATTGAGTGGAGCCGGCTGGCCATAGGGTGCTCGGTGTTTCTCCCAACCACAGCAACCAAGAAGCAAGCGTTTGAGGCACTGCAGCCGTACGCCCGGTATCTGGGAATACAGCTGCAGGTGCGCAACCGCTGTGAGTACGGACGCTACGGCGTCCGCGTG